CGTGAAATTTCATTGCCATCTTCTACGATGCGTGTCACCTCACGGATTAACACACCGCCGTTTTCAATGACTTCAATCTTGTCAATAATCACTTCTTTGTTAATCATAAAAGCCTCACGTTGCAGAGAAATAAAACCCACTGCCAACTAGCAGTATCGAAGAGGTAAGGTTGGCCCCAGTTATTAGTCCAGATGTCAAAGCATTTGGAGCGGTTTTGTAATTTACAGAGACTGACCCAGTTACTTGAGTCCAATTAATAGTGTTGAAATATCCAAACGATGGTGCATTTGTTGAAAAATTATTAGCAAAGCCATATGCCATCTGTGGAGAAAATACCGGATTTGATGTGTTTGGTGCGTATGGAAGCCCTTCAATATAAAGTTCATTTGAAGTTGATCCGGTCACTGATAACGCAGATAGAGAGATTCTAAATAATACAAAAACCACCGAACCAACTTTTCGATAAGAGCCTTTTGTCGTTAATGTGACATACGTCGGAGTTATGTCGCCATTAAGAATATCAATGCTTATAAAACTTGGCGTCCATATACCTTCTTCATAATCATCAAGCGTATTGGCATCTGCCGATGAAACCTGCGTAGCCGGGAAGGTTAGTCCATTAGCCGTTAAAAATCCTGCCGAGGTCACTGTAGCGGTTGAATTTTGAATGATCTTGCCGCCCGTGCCGTTGTAAATGGCAATCGCACGATCAGTAGCGCTTGTTGGGCCGATTACGTCACCAGTGCCAAGACCTGAGGCAGTAAGTGCAATACCTCCTGCCGTATTGGAAATGCTTAGCGGTGGGCTAACCGTGATATTGGCCAGGGTAAAGCCTGAGCCATTACCGATTAGTAGCTGGCCGTCACTTGCAGCGGCACTAACACCTGTGCCTCCACTACCGATGGGTAAGGTGCCTGTGACGCCGTTCGTTAAATCAATTTGCGCCCAGGCTGGATTGTTATTGGTACCCGTATTAGAGAGGTAACGCGTAGCTGTAGTGCTCTTGGCAAGCCTGGCTAAGGTGTTAGCCCCAGAGGCGTAAAGCAAGTCGCCTTGAGCCGTTAAAACTGATGATGCCGATGGCGCAAATGATAGGGTTCCAGAGCCATCCGTTTGAACGGCTTGATATGCCGAGCCGTCAGCAGCCGGATAAGTCAGGCCCGCAGGGTTGTTGATGAGCTTTTTGACGGCTCCTGATGAGTTCTTTGCATAGAGCGCCATCCCACTGTCGTGGTAATTGATGGCAAGCTCACCTGCGTTTAAGTTGCCAGCGGCGGGTGCTGTGGTTGAGGCTGTGTTGGTCCGATAAAGCTGGATTGGCGTGTAATTCGGTGCGGCCATGATGTCACCCTGATACCAATTCTTGATTAAATAATTTTAGCGCGTTTATTACCGTTTGGGGTGAAACAAATTTGCTCGGGTCGTGTTCAGTATGCTCCCACCATAAAAACTGATTAGGAGCCAGTAAAGAGCGGTCCTTCAGAAGGTTGATATTCTCAGGATGCCCGAAGATTAGCGGATCAGAAACTGACCACAAAACAATACCTTGTTTGCCCTCATCCCATCCAAGATGCTGCAGGAATGAATCGCAAGAGATCCAAGTCTCACACTGCTGAATGAGTTTACGCACTTCAACGATGGGAAGATTCTTGCGAAAGTCCGCTACTAGCTGCTTTTCGCCTTCAACCCCGACCTGAATAATGGGTTGATCAATCAGACGAATCAACTCATCCCAAAAGGGATAGTTCTTGGGATTCTCTTTGCCGTTGCGTAATTGCTTGGCAAATGGCGCGATCAGAATCATAAGTACATCTTCCGATAGGCGTCTTCAAGGCTTGACTGCCATTTCCAATGGTGCATCTTGCCGTAAATGTTAAACATCTCAATGTCGCCAAAAAGACTTTGGGCTTCAGCGATCGATTTTGACGGCACGATCTCAGGATAGCAACCAAAGACGATCGGATCTTTAATGTAAGGCAGCACATGCGAGAAGACGATGTGATCGCCCATACCGCTATTGAGCACGACGATCGTGTTGTTTCTGAAGGCCATGGTATTGCGAAAGATCTGCTCGTCATGCTCAAACAGTTCTTGCCTGTTTTCCATGCGAATACCACCTGATGGTGCTTTCAAGTGCCAGGTTACAGCGTTGGGCACCACGAGCAGCTTGTAGCCCTTCTTGTGAAGGCCGTAAGTGAATAGCGTCTCTTCACGATGTGCCACGCGTGAGAGGGCAAGGTTGTAGTCATAAACACCTGCACGGTAGAGAAACGTGCAGTGCAAGTGCTCAACTTCTTGAGTTTTCTTGATGCGGCCCCACTGAAGGTTTGGCTCCGCATAGATCTGCTCAATCTTGCCGGTTGCTGTGCCTTCAAATGCTTGCGGTGGCGTGAGGACAGACCCACCCACACCGCCGACTTGCGGTCCCGCGTGCTTTAAGAGGTTTTGCAAGACATTCGGTTCTGGCAGTGCATCATCGTCCACTCGCCACACCCAGTCATAGCCCATCCAATTGGCCATCTGATGATTGTGATGCTGGCCTTTCTTGCCTGCATAGAGCCACTCCCAGGCAATCTCTTTGGCTTGCAGCATGTAAAAGAGTTGCTGATAAAGCGGATCGCTACGCAGGTCTTGCGGGTCATCATTGTCATCAAAGATCACAAGCTTATCGGGCTTGCGGGTCTGATTGATGATGGCCTGCAACGCCATAGGCAGCGTTGTGTGCGTGCGGCCACGGGTTGAGACTGAGCAAAGAACGCTAGGCATGCCAGCGTCCGATGAGAAGGTTCAGGCGGTTGTGCTGATCAATCGGTTTTGGCCATTCAGAAATGTTGCCTTCTTCGTCAATGTAATTGAACTCAAAGCCAGGAAAGTGCGATTCGTTTAAGCCATGTAGTTTGTGATGCGGTCCCCAAAAGCCTGGCGGCTCATTCATGGGTACGGTAAAGAGCAAGTTCTTGCAGTGTTTTTTGAGTTTCTGCAGGACCTCAAGGCCATTATCAATGTGCTCAATGACTTCAAAGGCAATGATCGTGTCGTATTGCTCAAGGTCGATCTTATTAATGTCGGCATTGATAAAGTTTGCCCTGTCAGCCCACTTTTGCTCTTTGGCCACTTCAACAATGATGGGGTCGTAATCAAGGCCTGTGTATTCCACGCCGTCAGGCATAAACTGAAGGCCATAACCACTTGAGCATCCGATCTCAAGGATCTTATTGCCGCGGACATGCTTAGCCGCCCACTGATAGCGCGTAGTCTCACGAGGGAAGACCGGATCACCTTTAAGGAAGACGGCACGCTCCCAATAATTGGATAGCCGCCAGCGATACCACTCAGGGTTGTATTTCTTGGCTAGCTTAAGCGAGTTGCGCAGGAAAATGTCGTGGTAATTAGGCACGAGGTTTGTGTCTAGGACCGTGCCTTCGCCAGCATGGTAAATGGGAAAGCCACCGATGAAGATGTTGTCTTGCCATGCCTTTGGAGCGCATTCACAGACCTCAAATCCTGCTTTTTCGGCTTCAATGCAGAACTCTGTGTCTTCACCGCCACCCACGCCGTACTCGGTGTTCAGAAGGCCAATAGCATCGAAAACCTTGCGGTGAACCATCACGCAAAAGAAGACTGCAAAGTCCTTTCCTGCTGGCTCTGATGGCCCTTTAATCACGCATGAGATGCCGCACCTTTCGTTTTTGAAAACGCTGTCCAACATCTGCAACCACTGGCTTTTGGGTTGTGGCAGCAGTACCGTATCGTTGTTGAGCAGGACGATCTTATCTGCCGTGGCAAAGCGTATGCCTGCGTTTGTGGCCCCAGAATAGCCTAAAGGCTGATCGTGCCAAATGACTTTAAGATGCTTTTCAAACCCAATACTGGCAAAGGTTTTCTTAAGTGATTTGAGGTAATCCGACGTTTCATCCTTGCAGCCATTGGCCGAAATGACCAACTCAACCTCACCCATGTCGGTATATTTGAATATCGACTCAATGCATGGCTTTAACAGATCACTGCAATGGTTATATGTCGGGATGACAATCGAATATTTCACAGAGAGTCAGCCCCTACAGAATCAGCACCGATGGGGTCAGCCACAGGCACTATCCACTGGCAAGTCTCTTCATCTAGTACAGCGTCTGGTGTTGGTTTTGGTGGAATAAAAGCGTCACGAACGGGATCGTAGGTGTAGCCAATTCCTGCGTAGTTTTTTCTGAATGCTTTTGACTGATCCGCTGACGGCAGGCCCGTATCAGGATCGTAGTGAACGCCACCTCGGGTGTTGTACGAAGTTTGACGATAGGTATCGCCCGTTCTGGCGCATAGTTCCAATTCTTTCCCGTCATCTTCTTGGCGGCCCACGGTGACAAACACGACAGTTTGTAAGTTATCAATTTTTGCAAAATGTGCCATGTCATTCCTCAGCTAAATGTGACCGTTTCTGAGGTCGTTGACGTTGCGGTGACGGTGTATATTTTGTAACCATCAACTGCTGTAGAAACGCTGGATGTAACACCGCCGGAAAAGGTTGCGGTGCGTGTGTCCGGAATTTTAATAATGACAACACCAGAACCGCCGTTACCACCAGCAGAAACAACTCCAGCCGCACCATTGCCATAAGCACCGCCGCCGCCACCGCCACGATTTGTAGCACCCGCTGTACCTGCAGACCCAGAATTGTTTGAACCTGCGCCGCCTCCATGACTCGCCGTTGATTTCGTTACAGCAGTTTCACCAGAAGCGCCCCTGCCGCCGCCGCCGCCGCCGCCGGCATACCCAACACTTGAACCTGTAATAAGAGAGTTAACGCCAGCGCCACCGTTGCCTTCAGCACTCGACGTACCATTTGATCCAACTCCTCCGGCCCCGCCGCCACCACCAGCGCCATACGTCCCTGATCCACTGCCCCCATTACCGCCAGCAGACCCCTGTCCTGAAGTGCCAGGACCGCCGTTATAGGATGTAGATGTGCCGCCATCACCCCCGCCTCCAGAACCGCCGGAATTACCATTTGAAACATTACCTCCATAGCCACCTCCGGTAGCCGTAAAACTTGCAAAAACAGAGTTAGAACCGTTTGTTCCAATTCTTGTTCCAGTGGATGGAGACCCTGATCCTGGCCCTCCAACAGTGACTGTGTACGCAGTTCCTAAATTAAGAGATGTAGAAGATTCAAGCAGTCCGCCAGCACCACCGCCACCAGAATAACTCCCTCCTCCACCACCTGCGACAACAAGATAATTAATTGGCATTAATAAACTTGTAACGGCAAAGCCTGAGTAAGCAACCCAGCCCTGTGTACTGTCCACATAAACAAGCTGAACAGATCCTCTGTTGGTGCTTAATGTCGCATTTGATGTGCTGCCATTTATCTTATTTCCATTAGGATTTACCGTCAGGTTATTAGTTCCCCATGTCCCCGCATAATCTGTCAGCGTGATGACATTCCCTGCCGCTGGACTAGCAGGTAGCGTGACGGTAAATGCTGCGGAAGTCGTATTACACGGATAAGCCCTGCCAGCCACAGCCGTAAACCCCGTGGTCTGCACGGCCTGCCACGCCACACTGG